CGACATGAATCTAACTCCAAAAGGAACAGGTAGAGTTACATTGAATGGCGGTGGAAAAATTCAACAATTAGCAGAAAAAGTAACTATCGCTGCAACAGGTACAACTGGAACAGTAAACTATGATGTAATCACACAAGCTGTTCTTTACCACACAACAAACGCTGCAGGTAATTTTACAGTTAACATTAGAGGCGATGGTTCTACAACTTTAAACAATATTATGGATACGAATGAATCAATTACGGTCGCTTTTTTAGTGACTCAAGGTTCAACACCGTATTACAATAGCGCGGTAACTGTCGATGGATCATCAATCACTCCAGAGTGGCAAGGTGGATCTGCACCTTCAGCTGGAAATGCTAGTTCTATCGATGTTTACACATACACTGTTATTAAAACTGGTGATGCTACATTCACAGCTTTAGCAGCTCAAACGCAGTTCGCGTAATAGGATAGGAGAAGAAAGATGCCAATACTAGGATCATTTGGAGCAGGATCGGCTAAAGGATTTGGACTGACTGGAAAATCAGCAGCACCAATCGATGTTGATTATTTAGTTGTCGCTGGCGGCGGTGCCGGTACTTACGGCGGCGGAGGTGCTGGCGGATATCGAACATCTTTTCCTGGCGGAACAAAACTTACTTTAGAAGCTGGAACATCTATACCTATTACAATAGGTGCTGGAGGCGTAAGTGCTTCTCCACAGGCAAACCCTTATGCTGGTTCTAACTCAGTTTTTGGTCACCCATCATCTCCAATAACATCATCAGGAGGTGGAGGGCCAAATTCAGGCCCCTCACCTGCGGGTGGTCCAGGTGGATCAGGAGGTGGAGGTCCAGGAACAGGCACTACACCCGGAGGAACTGGTAATGCAGGAGGTTATAGTCCACCTGAAGGTAATCCAGGTGGAATAGGTAGAGCTTATTCAGGTATATCTTGTTCTGAAAATGCTGGCGGCGGCGGAGGCGCTGGCGGTGCTGGTGGTGATGCACCCAATCAACCTTTTGGTGCAGCAGGAGTTGGCGGAGTAGGAGCCGGAGTCCCTACAGATTATGCACCAGCTTCATACGGAACACCAGGCCCAAGTCCAACAGTAAGATATTTTGCTGGTGGTGGCGGAGGAAATAATGTTGGAAGCGGAGCACAAGGAACAGGTGGTTATGGTGGCGGTGGAAACGGAAGAAGATCAGGTTTTGGCCCTCCAGGTTGTCCAAATCCAGGTGCGGCACCAATATTAACAGCAACTGATGGAACTGTGAACACAGGTGGAGGTTCAGGTGGAGAAGACGTTTCACAAAATATAATGACAGGTGGAAGCGGAGTAGTTTTATTAAATGTGCCTTCAGCTAACGCAAGTGGTGCGAGTTTTACAGTTGCACCAGGAACGAACACGGTGGTAGACAATCCTGACGGAAGTAAAACAGCGGTATTTACTGTTTCAGGTACAATTCAACAAGGTTAATTATGGCACATTTTGCAGAAATAGATTCAAATAATATAGTTTTAAGAGTTGTCGTAGCTTGTAGTGATGATATTGCAAATAATGGCGGGGAACAATCTGAACAAGCAGCGGAACATTTTAAAACTGTTGTTCCATTAAATAATGATGGAGTGAAATGGGTTCAAGCATCATACAACAATAATTTTAGAGGTCATTTTCCAAATATTGGAGACATCTATGATTCAGATTTAAATATATTTAAAAATCCTCAACCTTTTAATTCTTGGACATTAGATACTAATACAGGTAGATATAATCCGCCCGTGGCACTCCCTGACACAAATTTTGCAAGATATTACATTTGGAACGAAGAAATACAGAATTGGGAATTAGACCCACAATACGACATAGAAGTAGAGTAACCCTAATTAAAACATATTTAGAAATAATTAAAATTAATATTGATTCTAACTTTTGCATTTGTGCATGATGTGGATTGGTGTGGTTTATGGCCATCAAATAATAACAGTCTATTTTCAATAGATTCTATCTTTTTTCCATCCTCTAATATCGTGCTGCCATTGTTTGTATTAATATAAAAAATAGCTGCTTTTGATGGATAAATTGTATCACTATGTGATTTATGTATTTCTATTTTTTTAGTGTGAGGATATAAATTTGCTTTAATCCTTATGGGTGCTTTAAGATCCAATCTATCTACAACCGGTTTAACAACATCATAAAAAGAGCTGAAACCTACAGTAGTGTTAAAAAATACGTGAGTAAAATAACAATTTTTATCTTTTTTAGTATGAGAATCATTAATAAGTTGTTGGTAGAACCATGGAAATTCATGCCCTACTAATACTTTTTTTATTAAGGCAAATTTTTCTGGCTCTAAAAAATTATCA